ACTGCATGGCTTTCATAATTGAATAGATTGCTTTGTCTCTCACTTGGTCCATAAATGGAAGTGATTGCAACTGAGAACGCTTGGTAACAATAAAGTCTTTAGCGAATCTCTTGTTGATTGTTAATTGCTGACCAGTGATAGTAACGGCTTCTGCATCGTTTCTTTGGTCTTCTGCAATGTTTTGAGCTTCGTCAAACTCAGGAACACTGCTAATGTTAACAATGTCACCAAGGTTCTGAATCTCACCTTCATACTCTCTGCTTACCGACTCATTGAATGGTAGCTCAGCGAGTAATACATCATAAAACTTTGCGGACCAAATTTCCGGCACAATTGCCGCTGTTTCGGTCCCCGCTCTCATTAGTTCGTCTGCCACGATAAAACTCCTTGTTTATCTGCCAGACAAGCAAAGAAAATTAAGCCTTCCGCAATCGTCCTGCCATGTACTTTCTGTACTCATCGGGCTTTTCTTTTTCTAATTTTAAAATTTCCTGTGGAGATAGTTTCGTATCCCCACGACTTCCATCGCCTGTGCCAGTGTTAACTTTTGGTGGCTGAGTAGATTGAAACCAAAAAGATTTTCTTGTTTTAAGGTTCTCGACGAAATCATTAGCACCAATAATGTTAATGCGCCCCTGGTCGGTTCGCTCAACAATAACGCCGCTAGTGTCCATGAGATCCAAATCATCAAGGGCTTCATCTCTGATTCCAGCTTTGATCGCAGCTTGCCTAATGGCCTGCATTTTTTCATTAGTCTCAAAAGCTCCGTAAAGTTTTTGATTCTCTTGAACTTGCTGTTCATACTTTTGCTTCGTTTGCTCATACAGGGTTTTGAACTCCTGTTTTTCAGCAAGTCTGCTTTCATTGGCCTTTTCAAGTTGCGATTTATACTCACTCAACTCATCCTGCAAGGTTTTAAACTCTTGCTTGTAGCGAATCATATCGTTTTTTACCTCTTCGTAAGCCTTTTTTGACACAGTCTCCAATTGCTCACTAGATTGGTCTTCAACGATAGTGTTTTCATCTGACATAAATTTCCTTTAAGTTACGAACTTACAAAGGTTCGAGTACGACTCATGTTATCTATTGTTTTACAATATAGTGATTCGTGTCAAGTGGAAAGTCCCCCGCACCCATCCTTAGGTAACGAGGGACAAAGCATATCTGGGAGGATTAGCTTAATAAAATTGTCTCAAACAATTATCTTTTATTCAATATATTGTTGGCACGCGCAATTCCACGCTTAATAGCTTCGTCAATTCTCTTTTGAATAGGGCGATACCACCTTTCGTTATCCCTGGGCAGCATTCGCCGAATAACTTTAGATTTACCAGCGCCGAGCTCATCGTGATAAATAGCTTTTGGGTCAGTGAATATAAAGCTAATACCCTTCCTTAATTTTTTTATCTTAAAGGAATCAAGCATTTTACCAGTGACTTTTAGGTTAACAGGTCGAACATTCTTATTCTTGATGTATTTAATCTGCTTCTTATAGCTGTCTGAGTATTTTTGATATTTACCCTCACCAGCTACAGGCGATGAGCCTCGTTTAATTCTACGCAGAACGTCTTCTTTGATACCTTTGAACGGGAATGCCTTCTGAATTTGCTTAATATATTCGGTTTCGATGGCTTTGAAATTTATTTTACTCTTCACTCTTACTGGCATTTTCTTCTCTCAGTATTTCATTAACACGTCGCTTTATCTTATCACGAATTGTTTTTTTGAAATCCTTATCACCAGTGGGAATAAACTCTCTTTGGTATTTGCCTTCTGGAATAGTTGGGTGCCCCTTAAATCCTGAGTTATGCCCGTATGCCTTACCAATTTGATCCGCGTCAAATACGCCAACCTCTACACCATCGCGGTATTCTTCAAACTCGATAGACTCCCATAGGTCTCCGTCTTCTAATAGTTGAGCTGGAGTCTTGTCTTTTTTGAAAGTTTTATATTTACCATTAGAAACAGGGGATTTCGCACTACTGAGGTAGTTGATAATTTCCTCAACTGCAATTTCCCCAACCTCTCGCTTGATCCGATCTTTTAGAGCGCCCTTAGCACCCTTAAAATCAATCCTGATTCTCTTCGTCACCTTGTCCGGCATCTACTTCCTCTTCGGTTTCTTCTTGCCCTTCTTCTTGCATCCCATTTGTTTTTTCCTTGATTGAGTTTTCTAGCATCTTTCTTTGGTTTTCCAATGCCTGCTTTTCAATTTCTTTTAGCTCCTCGATGGCGTCCTCGTCACTCATTCCAGGGTTTGCCTGTTTAACAGCGCGGAGTTTTGTCATTAGTTTGCTGTCGAGTTTTTTGATAATAGCATCGAGTCGAGACTCTTCCGATTGATAATCAATTACCGGAGGATATTGCAAAGACAACTCTGCATCCTCTGGAATTTTCCCTAGTACAGAGAGCTCGTCAATTAATAACCCTCTGTCGTAATAAAGATTGTGCCATGCCTTAATTACTTTAAAACAATCTTTCTCTGCGTCCATAAATATCTGTTGGTCATCCTCAATAGATGCGGTTACGTCACTTCGAGAGATTAAATCAGCAACTCCAGAAGATGGGCTGTTTGCATTTAATGTCCCCGATACCTGACTTGGTGATAGGTCGTTAGTTGTAAGAAGTAGCGCAACGTTTTGCTCGATGTTTGTTCTAAGTTCACCCAAGGGTGGATTAGATGTAAGGAAGCCAGCGTTTGGAATGGGGTCACCATCTTCGACACTGTGAATAATTCCCCTATTAGGTCCGAGCTTTAAAGATTTAGGCGGGTTTTTCCCAAAGAAATAAAACTGACCGAACCCGTTTAGCTTTGCGATAAAATACATATCAGTTAAAAGAACATTCACAAGTAGAGTGCCTTCAATTAAATCTTCGCCACCAACTGCCCAGTAACTGCCGTCCTGGTCCTTGTTTAGTGAAACCGCTGGCATCATTTGAATTGGGTTTAATAAATCATCTGGGCTTTTGTCTGAAATTATTTGACCCTTTGAGTTGGTAGTGAAGTGGAAATTTTTAGACCACCAAACAAACTCTCGAGAATCTTTCATCGAATCAGCACCATCACTAGGTGAATCGGCAATCGTTTGGTCAATGCCATCGCCAGCGCGGAAGTTCGCCTGATAAGCGCCGAAACCTCTACCCTCGTTAATTCTTAAATCATACGTTTCGCCTGTTCTTGTATGCGGGGAAAATATAATAACTAACGGTTTTTCAGGATCCCTAGCATCCTCGATAACGTCATATTGATGCGGGAATTTCGGTCGCATACAGTACGACCATTTCCCATCGTCACATTCTTTAGGTGTAATGCATAGCAAGGCATTTTTAGCAAGCTCTAGGAATCTGTTTGCTTTTTTGTAACACATATTAGCGCGGAGATATTCGTAAATCTCGTTGCACATATCTTGGGCCTGTTCGCCGAAGTTTCTGTCTACTCCGGTTTTATAGACACGGGCTTTCTTTGTGACTATTTTTTTTAGCAGATTGACTACAGAAGTTCGAGAAACCATCTCGTCTACAGTTTCAGGGTCCAGTTCCTTTTGTAGAATCTCAACCATGTAATATTTAATGTAGTCTTTATAAACATCAAACCGACGCAATGCCTCGTCTTTTCTGGCCGTATTCTCGGGTCCGTCTATTTCTTTGAGAATTTTTTGTCTAAATTGTTCGTCTAATATTAGGGATTCATCTTTAATTTTCATTTATTCTTTCCTGTGCGATTTTAAAATATTTGTCGTCTTTCTCAATTCCAATAAACTTGCGATTTAAGTTTTTACAGGCAACTCCTGTGCTACCGCTACCCATAAATGGGTCTAATACAATTTCGTGTTTGTTTGTGCTATTCAGGATGTACATTTGTATCAAATCTACAGGTTTCTCCGTGGGGTGTTTTTTACCTTTTTTTACAATTTTAAAACTGTGCACCGTTTTGGAGCCCATATTATTAATAGGCTTAGCTTTTCCTTTTCTAGCAAAAATAATATATTCGCAATTTTTATAATACCACCTATTGGGCGAGCCTTGATTTTTTTCCCACACAAGCAAGTTATGAAGTTTAAACCCTACTCTTTTTAAGGTTGCCATAAATATTTCTAGGTTTAAAAAATTAACCATAATGTAAACATGAGAGTTTTCCTTTAAAACTCTAAATATTTCCGGTGCCCATTGATCTATTTTTATGTCGTTGTATTTAAATACTTTCCCGTCGTTTTTTTTAAAGTTGCAAGTTTTTTTAGACCAATTTTTAAAAACACCACTTTTCCTATTATTAGCACCGCCGCTTATAACCCTGTAAGGTGGATCGGTTAAAACTAAGTCGATACTACCGTCCGGTATTTCTTTCATTAATTCCAAACAATCGCCGTGCATCAATTTAATCATTCTTACACCATTCGTTTATAAACTGTGTTAATTCTACCAGTGTCTTTAGAAACTTTCACGCACCAATAACCCAATGCCGTTGTAACGTGCTGGAGGCGGTAGCTGTCATCTTCGATATAACTAGCGCCTTGTTTTAATTTAGTGAGCCTTAGACCCTCATCGGCGTCTTTAG